ATGATGGCTGTGGCGAGCCCGCCGATGGTTGCTCCGAGGATGACGACGAGGTCGGTGTTTTTGCCGACCCATGTAGCGAGGCGCTCCAGATAGGGCAATAGCTCCTCAATGATTGGGAGTAGGGCCATACCGATCGACTCTTGGGCTTCTCCGATTGCGACGCCCATACGCTTGAAACGGCCTTCGGCGGTGTTTGCGGCGTCGGCAGCTGCGCCTCCGAACGTGTTCGCCATCGTGTTGAAGATTTCGTCGGCCGAGTGGCCTGCCTCAATGAGGCCGCGCATAGATGGATCGAGTTTTGCCAGAGCGCTTTCCTGGCCGTTGTACGCTTTGCCGAGGGCTGTGGAAACGGTCGTAAGGTCTTTGCCGGTCGCCGCGGCGATGTCGAGGGAGAGGTTGAGTAGGCGTTGGGATTCTTCAGCGGAGCCGGTGGAGCGGGCAAGGTTCGCGTAGGCGGTGCGGAGTTCGGTGTCGGCGACGCCGGTTGCCAGCGTCATTTTGCCGATTAGGTCTTCTGTGGCCGCCACCTGGTCGTCGGTGGCTTGCGTCGAGATTTTCAGCTGACGGGCGAGTTCGGCTGAACTTTTCTGGTCTTCCATCGCGGCTTTGGCTGCCGAGAAGCCTGCAACGGCGAGGCCGCCGAGCGCGGCCGCCGCTGGAATTGCGGCTTTTTTGATGGCGAACTGGGCTTTTTCTCCGGCGGTTTCGAGCTGCTTGAACTCTTTAATTGCTTTGGAGACGCCTTTGCCGTCGAACTCGGAAATGATGGGAATGGTTATTGCCATTACGCGGCCCTCCGTGACATGAGGCGGTCAGCGGTTTTGGCGACGCCTTGCACCAGTTCTTTGACTTCTTTTTCGACGCGGTCGGCGTAGCGTTCGTAGCCAGGCCACATCACTCGGGAGGCTTTGCCGAAACGGTTGTTGAGGCTACGGACCATCCATTCGCCTTGTGGCGTGTTTCCGGCTCGGCTCATGTCAAACAGAGTGGCTTGCGCGGCTGTCCATTTGATGCCGAAAACAGCGAGGTTTCGGACAACTCCGCCGAACTCTTTTGGCTTTTTGCCGGAGACGAACGCTTTGATTCCGCGGGGCGCTAGGGAAACACTCCATGGCAACATTTGGAAACCGGATCGGGTTGTCCAGTTTCGTTCCCAACCGGATAGCGGGGCGCTAGTGGGCAGGCTTCGCTTAATTTCGTTGATTGGTTCTTCAACGATCTTTTTGTAGTCCTTGGTGATTTCTCGCCGGATCTTTTTGTCGAGTTGTTGGATGGTCCGTAGGTCGTCTTTGAGGCCGACGACTTCGATGTTGGCTCGGGCTGTCATCGGCGTTCCTTTCTAGACTTGTTCAGCACCTCGACGGCGGTGTTGAGATCTTTTGCTGTAAATGGGATTTCGGAGGGCCAAAAGCCGGTCGCGACGAGTAGTTCGGCTAGACCGCGGCTGTATGTCCCTCGTGGGTAGGGTTTGCGTCTTCTTGGGTTACGACTTCGAGTGAGATCACTTTGCGGGCGTAGTCGTCAAATGTGGGTGGGACGGGGACGCCGCTGGATTTGGACGCGGCCCATGCAAGGAAGGTGAGGTCTTCCGCGCCGATGCCTTGGGCGAGGCTTCCAGCGGTTTTTTTGGTTTTGCGTTCCCATTCGATGACGTTCCAAAACGAGGTCGTCACTTGGACGGGTCCTGTTCCGGTGTCTACTGCAAGGGTGATTTTCATGGTGTCCTCCTAAGGCACGGTTAGGGATGGTTTGGTCAAGGTGCGGTGATGTCGCGGGCCCAAGTTCCGCCGACGAACACCACGTCCACGGTGGCGAGCTCTCCGACGGTCGAATTGATCGGGGTGAACGATTGCAGGAATGCTCCGGTGATCGTGTACTCGGGGTTCGATGCAGATTCGGTCGTTCCGGACGGTGAGATCACCAGGGTCGAGGATTTGCCGACCATCGCGGCGAGTGCGGTTTCGACTTCGGCTGTTGCGCCGGAGCCGCCGTAGGCGAGGAACATGGTGATCGCAACTTCGACGGATTGGAGTCCGGCGGTGTAGGTGCGTCCGGTGTCGCCGAAGCTTGTGGTTTCGAGTGCGTCGGTGCCGACGGTCAGAGTGCAGGTGTTGGATTCTGCGCTCAGGTCGTAGGTGGTTGCGCCCTGGGTGATGTTGATGGTGGCGTTGCTGAGGAATGTCACAGTTGCCATAGGGTCTCCTTTAGTTCCGCCGTACGGCTACGGCGACGGTGATGTCGTATGAGGGAAGGGTTTGCCCGCCGATGTCCGTGAGGGTCGGCCTGCCGCTTGTGACGGAAAGGGCCGAGTTCATGATCGTGTCGGCGGTCGTGATGAGGTAGTCCTCGGCGTCTTGGTTGCCTGGTGGTGCGGCAACGATGCGGAGGGTGAACTCGATGTCGCCCACGTTGTACGTGAACGCGGTGAAAGTTGGCGGGTCGATCAGCACCGAACGGGGCCGCAGGTTGCGGGGATCGGTGATGGCAGCCAAGCCGAGACCCGTCAACGTGGTGACGATCGCGGACCGTGCCTCCGCAAAGATCCCGGTGGCTGACACCTCACGCCACCTGGCTTCGGTTCACACCGAGTAGGCGCATGATCTGGCCCATCGTTCCTGGCGCGGCGGTGATGGTCATGTCTTGGAACGACGCGAACGAGTCGACCGAGCCGCGTTCGCGGTACAGGGCCATGGCGTAGAGCGTGGTTCCGAGGGTGACGTCTCCAGATGGGGAAGTTGTCAACGAGTCGAAATATCCGGCGGCCTTGCGTCGACGGAACGCGAAAGCGTTCGCCGCGTTAGTGCACGTCGTCAGGTAGGTGGCGTCGTCTCCGGCGGGCACATAGCCCAAAGCGATTTCTACGGCACTCTTGGTAATCCAGGTGCAGGTCTGGGTCCACGTGATCGTCCCTGCAGAGCTGCCGCGCTGAACGTCGTTTCCGGCGTCCGCGAAAAGCAACTGGTTGGGGATGAGGTCGTCGTATTCGTAGAGGAAGTCGCCTTCGGTGTCGATGCCGTCGTACCTGTAGACCGGCACAGCGAGCACGGTAAAAGTGCCGTTGAACGTCGCGTCGGTCGCTCCGGTGATTGCGATCGTTTGACCGATTCCGATTTCTGTGGCTTCGAGGGTCTGCACCACGGCGTAGCCATCCAACCTCATCGCGTGAGTGATGGTGAATGTTGCCATGGTGCAGCCCTCTCAGTCAGTCAGTCAGGATCAGGCGACCACAGCGGCCTTGACGAACTTCGTCGAGTCGATCATCAGCGTGGCGAAGTAGCCGCGCCATGCGATCGTGCGCGAAATCGTCGACGGGTTGTCGATCGAGATTGCGCCCTTCTGCTGCTCGAAGATCTCGAAACCGGAAGCGTCACCGACAATCAAGGTGTTGGATGCGAAGTTGCGATCCACGACCACCTGGAGGCCGAAAGCGTTGCCTGCGAGTGTGCCTGGGGCAAGGTTGCCGTAGGCGTTCATCGGGCCGACCTGCGGGAACAGCGGACGGTCTGCGGTGTCGCTCAGGTTGCCGAGCGCGGCCCAACGGTTCGGTGAAAGGAACAGGTGGGTCGGCAGGTTGCCGTTGCTGGACGACAGGATGGTCGACGCGGCGGTGTAAATCCACTCAACCCAGTAGGCGGGGTCGCCGAGCGATGCGGTCGAGAAGTTCTGTGTCACCGAAGCGCCGGACACGAGGGCGTCGGCTGCGACGTCGTCAGTCTGGTTGGCGTAAATGCGGGCCATGTCGTCGAGGACGAGGGCGAGCACGTTCGGGTCGGTCCAGTCAAGATCCTGTTCGGAGATCGTGACATATCCGCCGTAGGCGGCCTTGGTGACCTGGTTGTTGAACACGACCATCGTGCCGGACTGCAGGGCGGCGTTCTCTGCCGACTGGACAGCCATCGAAACGTGGGTGGTCACTTCGGGGCGGATGAACACTTTTCCGCCGCCGGGCATTGCCTTGACGCCGATTGCGTCGACGACGGGACGAATTCCCCGCAGGAAATTGTTGTACACCGGTCCGACGATCGGCGTGGGCAGGATGCCAGGGGTGTCGGTGGTAACGACGTCCGGTGCAGCTGCACGAAGCGCGGCCGACATGTCGAGCCATGCGGACCCGCCAGCGATCGCGGCGGCGAGGTACTCGGCGGCTGTCGGCAGCGGGGTTTCCTTGCGGGCGGTGGCGTAGACGATGGGCTGAACGGGGTGGATTGCCGGTGCTTGTGCGGCCTCGGCCTTGATTTCTTCTGACACTTGGTCCTCCTCGGGGGTGTCTTGGGGTTGGGTTTCGTCGTCCTCTGGATCGGCCGAGGAAGCGGCGATGTTTTCGATCACAGCCTCGGAAAAGGCTGGGATTGCGACTAGGGAAAGTTCACGAAGGATCGCCTTGGAGACGATCATCGTTCCGTTTTTGTCGAACTTGAACTTGATCGGTTCAGCACCGACCGACACGGAGTCATACGCTCCGGCCTTGACAAGCTCGACGGCTTCGTCAGCGGCGCGGGTCCGAGCGAACTGCGCCATAAAAGCCAAGCCGCGGTCCGTGTCTTCGAGCACGGGAACGGTGCCGCGCAGCTGCGTAAGATCGTGGTTCTCGATCAGTTTGGCGGCTTTCTGGTTGACGTCAAAAGAGCCGCGCAGAAACTTGACGGTTTGGCCGCCAGAAACGGTCGCCGCGGTGTCCCACGGGACAGCAATGCCGGAGATCGTGCGCGGTTCGTCTTCGTCGTTGTATGCGGCGTCGACGGTGATCGCGTCGGCCGTGAATCGGATCATGGTCATTCGAGGTCCATTTCGTCTTCGGGTAGTTCGGGCATGTCGGGCACGGCGGGTTCGCGATAGGTGTCGGGTGTTTCAACCATGAAGTCTTCGAGGTATTCCTCGACGTCGAACTGAACGTGGCGGCCGCGGGGGAGCACGTCGTCCATGGAGAGCCGTTCTTCAATGGCGTGAAGCAACGGGCGGGCACCGAAAAGGATCAAATCCTGGCGGGACTGTTGGGCGTTCATGTACGTCATGCCGGACTGGTCGATCCCGAGCAAATAGCCTGGGATGTCAAGGAGCCGCGCCATTTCGAGGGCCGCGTATTTGCGTGACTCGACGAGCTGCAGTTTTGACGGGTCGGATGTGAACTCTTTCCATTCGACGGCAGAGTTCAGGGCACCGACCGCGGAGACGCGGCGGGCCGACGCCCACGCCGAGGCGAGTTCGCCGAGTTCTTCGGCTGACATCGGTTCGGAGTTGGCTGTCTGTTGGAGATAACCGGCAGCGATCTCGGTCGCGGCGAAGCGTTCCGCTGCTTGATCCAAACGAAGCGCGATTTGGACAGCCCGACGGCCGGCATAAACGATGCCCTGGTTAGGGCTGAGAAATGTGATCGTGTTGGCGACGTCGAGCGGCATCCCGTTGAACTCCAAGTCGTCGGGCATGCCGAACCACTCGGGGGCGGCGGGCATCGTCGTCGAGTAGACCATGTTCGCTGGGAGCCATTGGAACTGCGCTGGGTATCCGGTCGAGTATCGGGCGGTGACGGCCCAATGTGCGCGGCCGTACATGATGAGATCGCGGGCGGTTTTCGCCATGATGAACTGGCGCGGGACCGACGGGTCGGGCCGCGACATCCACGATTCGCCTTCGACCCACAGTTTCTCGTATTCGTCGCCGGTCCATTGAAGCGTGTACGACTTCATGTCGAGGGTGCCGACGACGGTGGAGAGAAGCGATACGGCGCGGGCGATGGACGGCACAGATAGGGCAGCTTCTTCGGATGCCCCGACGGAATACGAATAGAACTGCCCTATCTGGGAAGCGCCAGCGGCGGCAGCGTTCAAGGGGGCGGACGCGACTGCGGGGGCTTCGATCTTTCGGCGGAATAGTGCCATCGCTCCGGAGTATTCCGGAAATGGAATGAATATTCCAGCGTTTAGGAAAGAGATAGAAACTGATCGGTCACCTTCCGAACGCAATAGCCGCCTTCGCCCGACGTTGTGGTTTGGCGACGAGTGCTACCGCCCAGATCATGCACCGGCAGGCGGTGATCGGCCCAGGGGAGCGTTGGCTGGACACGACGTAGCCCTGGGGGGTTTTGATGCCGACGGCCCTGTTCACATGCTCGGACAGCAACATGGAGCCGGTGTGAGCGAGGCGGCCTTCGTTGATAAACGATCGGACGGTCGAGGTGTGGGTGATGAGTTCGGCGTACCCGACGACAGTTTTTTTGCGCTCCAGGTCGAGGGGGGCGAGGGCTTCGAGGCTGGGGGTGAGCGCCACCTGGTCGACGGTCGGGGCAAGTTCTTGGATCTTGGTCCACATTTCGCCGAGGGATCCGGCGATGAACGCGACCTCGACTCCGATCTGGCCGCCGTCGATGAGCTGTGATCGGACGCCGACGTACTGCGACTCGTCGATGCTGGAGTCGACGGCCAATACACCACCAGGCGGCAGGGTGTCAATAGTGTTTTTGTCGAACTGCCCTGGCTGAAGCCACGAGTGCGCGGATGAGACCCAAATGTTCAGCGATGCCCGAAGGAAAGACATTTGATCGGGAGAGCGGGACTCGTCGCGGATCGTTTCCATGTCGAGCGTGAAGCCGAGGGCAGGGTTTGCGAACGACCACCACACTTCGTCCATTGGGTCGACTCCGGACGGCGGCGACCACTCGGCCATGTACAGGCGGCCGGGTGTTTTTTCGTCAATGATCTT